CATTTCCTGGAACACTGACAGCAGACTGCTCCGCAGTGAGGGAGTGCCTAATCGCTTTGAGTTCAAAGGTTCTGCCATATTCATCACCAACATCAAGTTCGAGCACGTGAAGTCTAAGAAACTTCGTGATCACTTGGATGCCTTAGAGTCACGCTGCCACTACATTGACCTACAGATGGACACCGAGCGTGAAAAGATCCTGCGTATCGAGCAGGTGGTTCGTCAGGGCGACATGTTGGCTGACTATGACTTCCAACCCTGGGACACTGACGAGATCCTTGACTTTGTCAAGGCCAACTCGGAAAAGCTGCGTGAACTGAGCCTGCGCATGGTAATCAAGATCGCAGACCTGAAGAAGGGCATGCCGGACAATTGGCAGGCAGTGGCTCGCACTACCTGTATGCGTCGTGTCTAATCTACTGACCCGCTGCGCACTGTACGGAACCTTGGGCATCACCCTAGATGCCCTGGGTCTAGCCCTAGCGGGTACTCTACTGGTTCTAGTCTTGTTCATGGCAGTGGAGTGCCTGGGCAGGATAGAAGGACACAGGCAGGGCGAGCAACATGGTTCAGCCTACGCACTGTCAGCATACCTACGCATGACAGCAGATGAACAAGCCAAGGTACAAAGGATGATCAAACAATGGGAACAAGAGAAATGATCTGCGAGTGGATAGGACAAGGAGAGGGCTGTGACCAACCAGTCCTAGAAGGCAGAAGCTACTGTGAACATCACATATGGCAGATCTACCAGAAGGGCACCAAGTTGGGCAAGCGAAAGAAAGACCAACGCACAGCCAACGACGTGTTCATGTGGCAGAGTCTGATGCACGAAGCCATGGAAGAGCTAGAGCTCGAAGGAGTGATCTAGAGAGACAAAAAAAGGCGCCCAAAGCGCCTTTTTTATTGACCTAACATGCTCTAAGCAAAGCGATAGATCACACCCTGATCGCTGACCTTCTTGACCACACCCTGCACAGCCCAGTCTGCTTCCATAGCAGCCAGCTCCTTACGATCTCGCACATGAGCACGATCAACCTTGAGCGACACCCCACGCCGCCCATATGCTATATATACACTACGAGCATGATATATGATCTCTAACGCCAACTTCATACGCTCTGCTCTAATCCTAGTAGCAGAGTCGTAGAGCGTTGAGTTAGCATAGTTACGCATACGAGCATCTCTAGCAGCCCACCATTTGTTGGGGGCTTCTTTGGTGTCTAGCGCTAGTGTTCGCATTACTGTGCTCCCATACGCTCTGCCCACTCTAGGCTAGTCTCGCTAGCTCGCTTGTGTCCCAGTGCATATACACTGCCGTGGAAGTTCTCATAGTCAAAGAACGCTACTTCTTCTCCCCCACGTAGGTATACAACGACACCTCCCACGTCCTCACTGTCGCAGCCACGTAGGTAGTCCGCAAACTCCTGCTCAAAGCGAGTGATCAGCTCGTGCTCAATGTCACTGATGTCTACCTCAGTGTTAGAATTGTACATGTCTTCAAATGCTTCTGTGTAGTCTGCGCTTAACATAGCGTTGCTCCGTGTAGTGTTTAATAGTGTGCTAGCAGTATAGCACAAAGCATAAACACTTGCAACTGTAGTGTTATTACAGTGTTGTGTGCTTGTGTGCTTGTGTGCTAACATGTAGGTATAATAGCACAAAATTAAAACCCTTGCAAGTCTAGGGTTATGTGTGGCGTAGATGCCACACTGGGGGGGGGGCATGGGGGGCATGGGGGGCATACACTGTAACGCTACAACTTGCAGCACAAACTTGCATGCCAAAGTTTTCTCAAAAAGTCCCAAAGTTTTCTCAAAAAGTCTCAAAGTTTTCTAAATCCCTAAAACTCTCAACCCCAGTTAGACTAGATCACCAGGGGCCGAGATCTCCGTGGCCTGCGAAATTTTTTTTACAATTTTTTTCAGCCTAGTATAAGGTCTCTACAAACAGTCTAATCACTTTGTCACAGTGAATCAGACTGTGACACAGTCAACCAAAAAATCTACCGCGTTTTTTCCGCTTCGCGGTTCTATAAATAACAGATGCGAGCACTTTGGGACTATCCTACACTGCCCTATCAGGTCTATGTGCCTTGGCCTGGACTGGATCAAGCATGGTCTTGGCAGCAGAGTGCGGATTATCTACACACATGGCTAGAAGATCATGTGGGTCCACGCTATGAATCATGGACTTGGAGCATGTGGCACTGTCTCAATCGGGATCTCTGTGGAGTCAGTTTTCGCAGATCCAAGGACAGTGTTTTTTTTCTACTACGTTTTAACTAGCTAAATAATCACATGATTACCATTTCAGATCAAGGGCTCGACTACACATGGAGCATTCTAGAACTAGACTATCAAGGTCCTGAGCAGACTGTGATCGCAGTGAGATTTCGAGTTCAGTGTTCTTCAGGTCAGCATACCAGTGAAAGCCATTGTTTTGTCAAGTTACCGCCACCCCAGCAGGATCAATTTATCACATTTGATCAGCTGACCAGGGATCAGGTTTGGTCTTGGGCCTGGGCCCTGCTAGATGACTCCGCTCGCAGTTCTGTCATGGCTGAAGCTCGAGATAGGCTTCCCAAAATCTTTACCACTCAGCGTCTGCCCTGGGCAGATATCACAGACCTTGACATCACAGATCCCACTCTGATTAGGGATCTAGATCGTGCTTTGGCGTGGACTCAACCAGACACACCGGATCCGCAGTCTTTGGTTGACAGCAACCTTACTGACCAGGACCGTGAGATTATGTCACTGTATAATCAATGGATTCGCAATCCTAACTCAGAGACCACTGACCAAATTCGACAGATAGATGAAATCCTGTTATGGCAGGAGCAGAATCCTTACCTATATCAGGCACTGAGGCGTATTCAACAACAGGTACAGGCAGAATATCTAGATCGAGCGCAGTCACAGTAGACCCAGTCGTCGATCCTCTAGGGCCAGGGCCAACCTGCGTAGACTCTGCAGGATGCCCCAGTTTCTCAACTGTTTATAGACCAGATTGCCCGCAGCAGTTTGACCGCCCTGTCTCAGAGCCAGTCTACGATCCTGTTTGAGTTGATCAATCATGATTTGAACTCTGGTCTCTGTGGGCTTGTCTAACACACGTTGGATCTGCCTTAGCCTTGATCTTAAGACGTCTGCTGTTTCAGGGTCCTTGGGACTCTGGGGCAGATCTCTGGGATGAACAATCCACTGATCCCGCATGATGCTGTAACGAGTGCCCAAGACTGAGGTTTCGGGATCTTCTAGATAGACTTCTACTTCGTGCGCCCTGATCCAAATGTCATGTTCCAGATTCCAAAGCCGCTGTGTTCGCCGCAGCCAAGTCTCGGGATCTGAGTCACAGCGAATCTGATGCCAGTCTATCTTGATGTGTAGGTCACAGTCACTGGCCGAGTGCCAGTTCCAACCCGCCATGCTGCCCACCAGTTCTAGGTCTCGAACCAGATTAGAGTCAATGTCTGAGGATTCAAGGAATGCTCGCGCCACTCTGATCAGACTCTGCCTGACTTCGGGTCTCAGAACATCGTCTTGCCAAAATTTGGGATTGAGATCACGATGCATCATATATTTATGGCTAAATACCCCAATCATGCAGGAAGACAATCTTCAAGGACAGATCTTGATTGCACAGCCCAGATCTCTAGGCGGGTTCTTTCATCACAGTCTAGTCTTGGTCACTAGACACAGCCGCTGGGGTGCTCATGGCTTGGTGCTGAATCGTCGCATGATTCCACAGGAATTTTCTCTGAGAGATCTCTTGGTCAGTGTGGGCATTCCCTTAACTGAGCCTGTGACTGGTCTTGTCTATCTAGGCGGGCCAGTGGAACGTCACAGAGTCATGGTTCTGCATTCAGATGACTGGCAGGGTCCCAGCACCGAAAGGGTCGCAGATGGCATCTCATGCACAGTGGATATCAGCATCTTGTTGGCACTGAGTCGTGGTCATGGTCCCAGTCAGAGTCGCGTGTTCTGTGGAATGGCATCTTGGGCGCCAGGTCAATTAGAAGGTGAACAAAGCGGTCGAGAACCTTGGACCGGTCAGCATCGTTGGCTGACCATGCCCGCTGATCCTGACATGGTCTTTGACATGGACAGTGAGGATTCATGGACCAAGGCCATAGACCGTGTGGTCACAGATCGAGTCAAAGATCTACTCTAGTCACGTTCCTGATTAAGGTTTCTCAGCATTTCGCGTATTTTCACTGTGTTGGGTTCTGATCTAGTTGCCACTGTGTCTGAATGCTGAGTCTGTGTTTCTGTTGAGACCTGACTGGTTCTGCGCACAGACTTCATGATTTCCTGTGATCTAGGTTCAGGCTGCGAGTCTTGATCAAGACTGTCTATGATGCGCAGAGTGTCAACATTAAACTCTAGATCTACCTTTTGGCCCACACCTGAGCTGGATCTGGTCTTCATGAACTGTATCTGATACCTACCTCGTTCACGCATGGCCCTGCTGGTGAAGATACCAATCACATTGTCCGCAGTCATGATCTTACTGAGTCCACCCGATATGTGACTGTGATCAAATTCAATCTGCTCTACTGCGTCTCTATTCAACTGGCTGGCAGTGACTGTGATGGTTTTCTGTTCCATGGCTAGATTTCTAATCTCTTCACTGACATATTTGTCTTTGACAAACAGATCTGAGGGCGATACCTTGACACTGAGTGGCATCATGAGATCTAGATAGTCTATCAGTATGACATCTGGTGCATGGTTCTGTTTGATTGTGTACTCTTTGATATAGGCTCTGAGATCATTGCAGTTCTTGCCCGAAGGAAGATACTTGATCTGTATGCCTCCGCTCTGCTTGCCCACCATCTTGACCTTGAGTTCCACTTCATCTAGGCTACGAAAAATCTCTCTAGTACCCACACCAGTGATCATGGAATCTATACGCATGGCCACTAGATTTTCAGCCAGTTCAAAGGTAAAATAGATCACGTTCAAGCCTGCTATGGCCCAGTTTACAGCCAAGTTGGCCAAAAACAGACTCTTACCACCACCCGACGCTGCGGCAAAGATATTGAGCTCACCTCTGTTGAATCCGCCATAGAGCTTGCGATCCACTGAGGGCCAACCTGTTGAAATTTGTCCATTGGAATTTTTTAGACCTTCCAGTCTAGCTCTAGGGTCTTGAAAATAGTCAGTGCCCATGTCCTTGTTGAGACTGATCTGTAGTGCGTCTTTGATCAAACGTTCAACTGGACCATATTCGCCGCGTTCCAACAGATCAGCGGATTTGATTATGGCCTGCTCTAGACTTCTATGTCTGGCAAACTGTTCAAATTCGTCTAACAGCCATTCGAAATTTTCTTTGGCCATATCTCTAGGTTCTAGGTCTACTGCACACACAGTGTTCACCACACTTAATTCAGGCATGACCTTGTATTTGTCTACATAGGTCTGTAGGAATTCCGCTATGGTTTTGAGTCTTTGATCAAACAGCTCAGGATTGAATATGTTTTGGCAACGTGCAAATGTTTCAGCATCCTGTAGGAACATTTCTAGATATAGCTTTTGAACAGCTAGATCATAACTGCGTGGCTGTGTTTTAGGCATAGCTTTTCTCCCATTGTCGTCGTGCTAGTTCTATCTTGAGGTTAGTAGTTAGTGCATTAGCCAGTATGCTATGAACAGTATAGAGTCTACCATAGTGTTTGACAGCATCGGCTGCGTCTTTGACTCCTGATTCCCACTTGGGAAAACTCACAGCCCATTCTTGTTCTAGAGCTCGATCTATCAACTTACTGCCGGCACGATCTCTGTCTGGACAGATCACAACTTGACGGCGCAGAGTCTGGATACGATGTATCTGAGTGTGATTAGGGTCATTGGTCAATATGGCCACACCGTCTACAGCTATGGCATCAAAAGGTCCTTCACAGACTATGACCCAAGTTCTGTCTGTAGTCTGTGAGTCTAAGTTAAACACATAACCAGACTGTTGTTCGGATAGATATTTGGGATTACCTGGACCTAGGCGTCTTGCTGTATAACCAACTAATTGAGCGGATTGGTAAAACGGTATAATTACTCGGTCGCAGTAACCGGGTTCGGGACTCCAATACCAAGCATACCAGTCTATATTCATGGCTCTTTCTACGCAGATATATGTAACTACGTTTTTTATCTTAGACTCTAAATCAGGGTCAAGATCGCTGCGAATCCAGTCTAAAAGAGGCCTTGAACCAGGTGGTAATTGCTTGGTTTCGAGGTCTAAATTAATGGTTTTTGTCTTGGTTTTAGATCTGTCTATCTGCTTCAATACCAGTAGACTTAGTTCGTCTATTTCAGCAGTAGGCATGAAAAACCATGCTAACAGTTGTTTGGTATTTCTGCTCAGAGTCTTACCCACAGTCCAACCTGCTTTGAACCCGCAGTTGAAACAGTGATATTGGAATCCTTGATCTGTGAACAGCATACCACCTCGTTGTCTCCGATCCTCCCCTTCTCCTCTGTTGTGACAACAGGGAGCATTGAACGATAACCAACCACTAGGTGTAGTTTTAGTTCGAGAGGGAAGATAGGTGCGAATACGACTGTTGACATCTAGCATCTAGCTAGTTTAACTTCTGTAGAGTATTTTGTCAATCTTACTGGGTAGCACTGGAGGATTTAAACTCTCAGCATCTTGATCGCTAAGGTCTTTTTCAAATCGCAGCCTTACTCTAGAAAAAATTCCGTAAAAATTTAGATAGGTAATACCTGTGTAGCTATTGAGCTGCTTGGTTTTAACAGTATCAAAATTACCATAGGTACTAGGTGTGGTATCTAATGTCGCGTCAACATATAGTTTGCCAGTGAAGTCACGACTGTAGACTGCAATGGTATGGATAGCTCTACCATTCTGAAGTTGAGGATCTGCATAGAAATAGTCTGACACAAAACTGTAGACATCGTTGGGCATATAGGATTGAAACACTGTGGTTTTCTGACTAGGCTTGGCCATAGGGTATATGTCCTCTCGCAGTTCTAATCTGCCAACCGTTGAATAATATGTATTAGAATAGGTAGCAGATAATCCTGTCTGTTCTTGCTTGAGTACGGCAAAACTATAGATCTTGCTTTCAAGATTTATGGTATCGGATTCTAAAAACGTAACCGTACCTAAACCTCTTTTTGACCTAGTCACACCGTCATCTATTAAGGTGACTGCTTTCTGAATTCTAGCCTGTCTATCCTGGGGATCAACTACCAACATGACAAAGGTGCTGCTAGATATGTTAATATCTTTCTGATCACTGTTTTTAAATTGTAGTTGGATGTCTGTTTTCACACCCTTTTGTATCACGATATCTCTTTGGTACATATCTGTAAAATTTCCTTTTTCATTATTCACATCTAAGATTACCTCAAGAATGTTTGGATATAAATAGATTGGTAATTTTTGCATAATGATATTTATCGATGACCAAGTTTCACAAAGAGGCCTTTCAACAAGATTATCCCTTTATAACATGTCTAGTTAGTCTTGATACTGAATATGTAGGTATAGTTATTAATTATGACAATTTCGTCACTAGCATCTATGACTTTGCAGCCCTTAGAACAGTTGAAGAAAAAAAATCCTTTTTGAATCTAGGTGAAATATGGTGGTGGGAAAGTAATCGCAAAATTCCAATAAACATTTTTCTCAAACAAGAAATGTCGCCATTTAAATTATATATCAAGACTTTTAACAGTAAGGATGTTAAAATATTGTTTGGCCCTACTGTTAATCTGAGTGAAATTGTTGAAAAGAGAATTAAAAGAAAAAGCATTCAACTTCTAAAAAATCCTAAAAAATTTCGCTGATAAACTAGGCACTATAAATATTTCTACCTAGGGAGTATAGATGAGAGTTTTCGATTGTTTTATGTTTTTCAATGAGTTAGATCTAATAGAAATTAGATTCCAAGAATTATGGGATGTTGTTGATTACTTTGTAATTTCTGAGGCAGATGTTACTCATAGTAATATACCAAAACCTTTTTATTTCAAAGACAATTGGGATAGATTTAAACCATATCATGAAAAAATAAGATTATTATCACATAGTCAAATGCCTAATGATTCTGATCCTATGATAAGAGATAGGCATCAACGATGGTTATTAAAAGATGGTTTAAAAGATTTAACAGATCAAGATCTTGTCATAACCAGTGATCTAGATGAGATTCCGAGAGCACAAGTAATTGAACTTATAAAAAATAACCAGGCTCAATATTATGATCGGTATATATTAAAACACCCATTGTTCAAATATAAATTAAATTTTATAAAACTTGAACCTATTGTAGCTCATAGTAATATTATTGTAACAAGAGCCAATGTGTTTACCAATAATCAACAAGAAAGAGAATATACTTTTCCTTGGAACAGTAAACCTAATAATACTCATTTTGTCGATCACGGTGGTTGGTCATGGAGTTATTATGGGGATGATGAACATTGTCTTACTAAGATTAGAAGTTTTGCACATGCTCCTGCAACTAATATTCCTGCGTTAACTGAAAACCATAGTGTGGATTGGTTTGTAAAAAATAAGAATTTTTTATACGGCGATAAATGCGAATATGTGATATTAGACGACTATTTTCCTAAGTGTATAACTGACAATTTAGACAAATATCACCATATGATTGTTCCTGATGCAGAATTAACAGTGTTTGATCTTTATCCCTGACGTTTTAATACAGTTAAACCCATTTGTTTTTGACACATACGTTCTACCTCCCAGTGTGGATTATCTTCTATAAACTCGTAGATTGCAGGCAATAATCCTTTACCTTCAGGACCTGGTTTTACGAAGCAGTCGTAGTGTTCCCCGCTTCTTACATGTCCAAAAAGTTTAGTATCATGCATGATGATGTATTTCCGTGCTTTGTTTCCATGTAATAATAATTCTTGTTTTAGTTGCTCATAAATGTGCCAGGTATCTATGAACAATAAATCTGTAGGTTCAATTACAGTAGATGGGTTTCCAGTATCTGCGATATGAAAATTAAAATCGATATTGTAAGAAGGAGCCAGTCGTTGTACCTCTTGTACAGGGCAAGGTGCCGCATCGTAACTGATTAGTTTTCTAGGTTTGGCTAATAAAAAAGCCCAGGTAGTCACTACACCCCGTACACCCATTTCTGTTATATGATCACACTCTAATGCTAATCTGTAAATGTCTTCTATATGTTCCCATATATCACTGTCGGTATCTCTTGCCCGTACATAATAATCAAAAATTGAATTCATAAAAATTATCCATAATCATAACTTATAGCTTCACAGATTAGATTCATCTGTACCACCACAGCAGCAGCATAGGCTGTGGCATGTGATTTTTTAAAAAAGTATTCTTCACTGTCAGGTTTTGTCCATACCTCGTTCATCACCGTAGTCCAATCTTTGCCAATCAGATAGCGTTTCGCGGGGCGTATCATGGCCAAAACTGCCGCTAGTTGGGCGATCGTCTTTGGCTTCATGCTTCTTAAGATCGAACCATGTCCGTTGACGTGAAAGAGTAAGTTGACGAAATCTTCCTGTTCCAGTAAATCCCATAGAGGCTCCTTGTTCAGTAATTCTATCAAATGTTCTTCACTGCGGATATCTTTATATATACCAACATTCAAAAAATCTATTTTAAAATATCCTCTTTCTTCTGCTTCTTTGTATTCAATACTACTTATTTGTTTTTCATGATCTATTGGAATACTTTGAACATATATTCCAGTATTGTGTTTTTTAAATTCGTCCTTCTCTAGTCGACTGGCAGGTATGTGTTTGATAAGGTCTAAAACACGGTCTCTATCTGCAAAGTCTATATCAATATCTGGCATTATTCTATTCCTGTTTCTCTACAGATTTCTTTGACCAATATCACATCTGCCTGATTAGTTTTAAATTTTTTGATCCAATATTGTACGTCTACAATCTTGTCAACCAATGATAGTTGATCATCATTGAGATTTTCTAATAGCCTTTTTCCGCTAGACGAATTTAACAGCATCCATGGGCTTATCTTGCCGTTCATGATATCATGTACAGATCTGTTGAGATTCACATATAAAAAATAATGTTGGAACTCAGCACCTTGATTATCAGCCCATTCCATCATGGTTGTTAATGTTCGCTGTACTGCGCTTTCTACTGGTTCTACCTTGATCATGTCAATTAGATATGAATCATAGAGTTTGTCACTGCACCAATTGTCCAACTTGGCTCCACTTTTTATTACATAATCTACAAATTTATCGGGATAGATAGGATTAACATTATTGACAAAACTGCCAAATTTTACAAAGGCGTTGTAATAGGAACTGGTGCAAAAATCATCGTAAGATTTTATTTTTGTAGCGTTTTGTGTTAATTGATAAAATCTATTATATGCCATGTAACCGGCTTGCACTCGCTTTTCTTCTCTCTGTAGTGCCCTGCGTTTTTGTTCGCACATATGAGCTACAAGAGTTTTTTCTTTCATGAAACTCTTACTGCAATGCACACAATTAAAAGGTTGATCCACTAGATCTATCATTCGTATTGTTTACGTTGTTTTTTATCCATTTCACCCATACTGTCTATGAGTGCTTTACATTCTTTATCTGTCATTAATTTAGCCAATAATTTGATATCGCTCATTTTCATTGTAGGGTGAAGTTCTGCTAGTAAATTTTCAATTCGATTGGTTTCTTGTTTAGGAGATTTAAGATATTGATGATAATAGTTTCTACCTGTTCCCATTAAGGCAAATAATTTCCACAATAATTCTTTGTGATTTTTAGACAAGTTCCAAAAATTCTTATTGACAAATTCATTAGTCATTTCTAAAAAATATTCTTGTGCTTCCCTACTACCTTGTACACAGCTAGAATATCTCATTAGTACATAAGGTGAAAAGCCATCCTTTTCTTCCTCGCTGAGTCGATCGTAAAAATCAAAATCTTTCCGATCTAGTGCGTTTAGTGTTTTTTTAAGATCTAGTTTTTGTTTCATAGTTTAAGATATGTAAGAGTTCTTTCATCACCCAGATGGCCTCTAAGCACTGTATTAAAAGATAGACTTATTCTAGCAGTATCGGTAAGAACTGGATTTACATAGTGTTCAAGAGTAGACGGAAAAAGAATTAGGAATCCCTGCTCAGCTTCAAACCACCATTCTTGTGAATTAAAAACATTATAGTTATCAGTCTCTAATTTCCATGTGTAGAAAAAAGGATTGATAAACATAATTTTATCTTGTGGTGTTGTTGATACATAGTATACACCTGAAATATGGCTATTAGGATGTCTATGCCTATGATGCGAATGCCCTTTGTTGGTCAAATTAATCCAGCTTTGAGTAATTTCGGCCTTGACTTCAAATTTTGGTTGATAAACATCGCGGAGATACTGATTTAATGTTTCTGTGATCTTTGGTAAAACTGACAGTGAAGAATAGGTGTCAAGAACATAATGATCATCTGATGTTAGATTATACATGTTACCGTGTGTTGGAAGATTAGTCATCTTATCTATCTCGGATTCGGTCATAGATCCTATGTTATATATACCTACAGGTGTTGGAAACACTGGATGTATCATTTTTGATCGCTTTGAGATTTTTTAAGTAGATACAGTAATTTTACATGATCTAGGGCCTTTTGTATAGTCTTGTCTGATCGTGCTTCTTGCCTTATTTCATGCCAGAATTGAGCTTCTTGAAGTTCATTTGCCCCGGTCAAGGCCTTTTCGGAGACATGATATAATCGACGTTCAGTCTCACCATGTCTCCGTATGTATACTGTTTCTCCGCCATCCGGACTTTCAAATATGTATGGCCACGTATCCATGTTACCAACATTTAGTATAGTCAACTAGTTCGCTTTGCCTACTTACTTCTTTGACAAAATAGGCACACATTGGATTATGACCTTTCTCCAACGGTGTACATAATAACTGTCCTGCTCGCATTTTTGGAAAATACCATTTGACATCTTGATAAACATCTATGATATCAATCTCATAAAATTCAGGCTTAAAACTGGTCAAAGGGTTAAAACAGTAGGTCTTAAATCCTCGATCGTTAAGGCTAGTTATAGGTAATATTTCCATTTCAGGACCTTCTGGATCGCCTACAATACAACACCAATCCAATGGCATGGTCAATTCGTGATTATTAATTTTTAGTACTACTGCTGGTCCTGTAAAACTTTCTAAAAAGATTAGAGGTATAAAAAAGTAGTCCGGATCTTGAGGATTACTATTGTCTAGAACTGCAAATCGTATGTCTTCTTCTAGTTCATCTGGTAGATCATTTAAAAAGAATGTTTGATTTTCAAGTGTCAATATCTGCATTATGTATAGGTAACCTTGTCTATAGTAAACGGATACTGAGCTTCACGATAGAATTTTTTACGTTCTGTAAGATGTCGCTTGGCATATTTGGTAGCACCAGTCAAGTCCCAGATCTGTACGAAGTCTTTATCTTCAGCCTTTCTAATACCCCGTCCAATGCTCTGTATAACTCTAACAAAGCTCTTTCCGGGTTCCAAAAGAACCAAATTAAAAATACGAGGGATATTAATACCCACAGCGGCCACACCATAAGTCGCCACAATAATCTTGTTATCGCTAGTCTTAATTTCATCGTATTCTTCTTTTCGATCACGAGTCTTCACTTCTCCAGAAATGAACACAGCATCCGTTATATTATCTACTATTATACGCCCTGATTCAATTCTGTCAACCAATACCAGGGTATTTCCAGATTGTGATATCTTATTAATCAATCTGCTGATCCAAGTCATTCTATCACTGTCTGTGACTAGAAATTTTAGTTCTTCAGCATAGCCCCTGAATTCTTTGTGTTCAGCAGTTTGAATAATTTGAACATGGCATTGACTTAACACACCCTTTTCTTGTAATTCATGTGCGGCAACACGATGCACTACCTCTCCTAGACTGGCACGCAGGCTTTGAAACTCAAAGTCTTCTTTAGGAACGGTTCCGGTTAGACCCCAACGTATACAGGCATTTGATAAATTTTGTGTGAGTAATTTTTTTAATACTTCTGCCTTGGCCATATGAACTTCGTCAACCATGACACATTGAACGCCGTCTAAAAATTCTGCCAAAGTTACTATATCATGTTCAAGATTTTTAGATTTTTTATCTAGAATATTTAGACTTTGCCATGTACAGATTGTATGTGTTTTACCAATGTCTTTACGATCTCCATAGTAGACACCTACATCTAATCCTACATTGATAAAATCTTCTTCAGTTTGTTCTACTAGACTTTTGTTAGGAACAATGGTTATAGTTCTTCCATATTTTTCACAGATTTTCGCCAAAGTTGCAGTAGTTATTGTTTTACCGAAACCTGTGGCGATTTCTTGTATACATTGAGGATTCTCTAAAAATTTGTTAATGACTTCAACTTGGTCGTCTCTTAATCTTATTAGTTGATTCTCAAATCTATGGCCTTTGGGCCATGTTTTTTCACCCCAAAAATCCTCAGAAATTTCTGGAAAATTAAGAGGTTGTTTTACTCTCAAATCTTCAACTTCAATGTAGTAATTTTTTTCTTCTAGAGTTTCTAATACCTGTGGCAGCATGGAAAGATAAGTTGTACCACCTATACCAAAAAAACTGATTGTACCGTCCCATCTACCCAATTTATAGGCTGGACGATATCTAGCGGTAGGGTCTTCAAACTTAAATTTACGTGTCAACGCCTTTCTTGTGTTGAGGTCAAGATTTTCTATTTTAACATTAACTTCGTCTTTGATAATAATTTTACAAGAGGGCAAAATCCGACTCCGTGATATGGAAATTTATACGAAAATCATGAAATTTTAAAAAATTTGCTAGACTGTAGTTCACGCCTGGCAGTCCGCCATAAAAAACTATGTAGGGCCTAATAGCTGATTTCAGTAATGGTTTAGGTAACTTGTTTGATAGAAAGAAAATTTTAATTTTTTCAGAAATAGCATTATTCAATCCGTTAATTTTGACAAAATTATTGAAATTTTTGTCATTTTTGTTTTCAAGTCTAAATAATACAGTCATTTCAGATTCATGTATACGATGTTGAGTGAAATATTTTACTAAAAATTCTAGATACTTTTGTTCATTGCCACCTGGCAAGATAAAAAATAATGGATAGTCTAAAAACAGTAATGGTTTCAGGTTAAAAAATGAGGAATTTTCCGAAAAATGTATCCCACTGTGATCGGAATGTTTTAAAAATTTTAAAATTTCCGGACTTAGGTTATCTAACTGTTCAAGCTCAAGATTAATTTCATCGTCCCAGACAAATATTCCATTTTTTCTTGCTTCCAGAATTGCTGACAAAATGTTATCGGTGTTTTTTGGGGTAATTTTTGGGGTAAAATTTACATATTCTAATTCGTTACCATTTCTTTTTAGCACAGGTACGAACTTTTCTAAATTCTTAGTTATTTCAGAAATTTGATTTTGAAAATTTTGTATTTCTTCAGAAAAAACAAAACCCTTGTTTGAAAAATTATCTATGATCCATTTTAAAACACTTTCTTTCAAGGGAAAACTCCAAAATTTTCCCTCTTCGTTCCACAAAACATTTCTCAGTTCATTTTTGGCTCGAAATTCTCTAATAGAGGTTAATATTTCAAAGTCATAATTAAATTTAATGATGATCTGTCTAGGATTATCTTGAGTAAGGGCAATGTACTTTTCTGACGTGATGGTTCTATATGGATTTTTAAGTCTAGCCGACGATAAAATATTCAAAAAATCAAGATTTAGCTGACTTGAGATCTGTTTCTGATATCTTTGCAATATTGACCTAGCATAAGACTCTTGTTTTTGTGTAAATGATCTGCCTGAAGAAATTTGATTACTGAAACTTTGAATTACAGTAAGGTCGTGCCGATTGAATTTTAACAAATTGGCATCTAATCTGGTGCAAATGTCGAAAATTATGTCCTCTAGATACATATTGGTATTATAAACTTGCATCTTCCAATCCTGCCGTACGTAATTTTATGATATTACTGAGTTGCCATTGTTTTATGTCAAGACCTTTAACAATACCTAACCATTGATTTCTTAATAAGGCAAATTCGTTGATAATTTTTTCCATATCAACCACATCTTCCTCGCCATCTACATATTTTTCAACATCTCTGCTGCTTAGTGCCCTTTGATAATTCTCTAGGTATTTCTTAAAAAATTTTGATTTCAGTTTTCTTAATTCGATATTAAGAAATTCAAGAACTGCTTCAAGTTCTTGAAGTTGGTTGAACCTATGTTCAACTATGCCTGGTAAGACAGAGCTTGCTTTCTCGATATTTCCTATTATCTTGACTTCAAGCTTCGCCTTATCCAGTTCTTGGTAATAAAAATCAATGCAGATGGGGAGGTTCGAGATATCCTTGCTGATTTTTGAATACCAAAGACTCATCAGTAGTCCTCATCTTCGCTATCCCAATCATCATATCCTGAGTCACTGTCCTCGTGCTCATATTCCTCATCTAAGACATTTTTAATTGCTTCATCTAGATGAGTATCGTAGCCCATCATGCCTTCTAGATCCTTAGCGTCAAAATCTTTTCCAAGAAGATAGTCAACAAAATGGTTAGCTGCCATTTCTTTATTTTTATCTGGAATATATTCTTTGAATGTATCCCAAATTTCCATTATTAAACTTTCATCCATTATTCGTCCTCTGAAGTGATAGTTTCAACAGATGGCTTAATCAACATAGACTCGTCCCATTCAGACATGATCCTCATGAGTTTATCTTCAGTCCAGTTTTTTCTAAATTCAGAAGTTATTTCTCCAGTTTTACTGCTGGTATACTGAAGTTTATTTCCAGATTTAACAAGCACACCCATTTTTTCAAAAAGATCTACCAATCCTGACACAGGATTCATTCCTGTAGAATAAGGAATTTTAACCTGTACAGACTCAAAGGGTTTAGCATATCTAGTCTTCATGACCTTACAGGCTGAACGAATACCTAAGACATCAGATGTCTTGTTGCCGTCTTCATCCTCTTTTAATTTCAACTTTTTCATAGCCACTACAATACTAGATGCATAGATAAAACCTTGACCGCCTGAAATTTTATCGTCAGGATCGAACATATCTTGGCTAGCATAGGTATGATTGGTTGCTACCAGTCCTACGTTATACGAGCCGAACATATTTACACAATTCCTAACTAATGCAGTCAATGCCTTAGGTTTACGACCCATATCTCCTTTGAGATCGCCAGCTTCAAACTGATTGACATCAGTAGGAGTCAATAACATACCAAGACTGTCAATCACAAAAAGAATCTTGGGCCGTTCTTCCATGGTCTTGAATTCCTTCATAAACTCGTTGATAGTTTTGGCCACATCATCAATCATGGCCATATTGAGTTTAAGAAGTTTATCTTCACTGGTATCAACTCCTAGAGCTTTTAACCATTCTTCATCAAGAGCATTTTCTGAATCGATTAGGATACAGAAAATACCTTGTTGTTGAGCATGACGAATAATATTACCAGAACAGATATATGATTTACCGGCACCACTCTCACCTGCAAATACGGTGACTTTACCTAGAGGAACTCCTTTGAAAAAATCACCTGATATTAGATAGTTAAGAGCATAATTACCAGTTGAAACCCAATCTGTAGGATCGTTAAAACCAATACCAAGTCCGTCAATAGACTTAGTAATGCTTTTTCTAAATTTAGAGATATCAAATGCTTTCCCCATATCTATGCTCCTAGTTTTTGGTCTTTAGATGAGACAACCAGTTCAGTTCTGCCAATTGCTTGCAACCATGTATTCAATCTACGAATAACAGTCGCGTCATCTTTAGGATTATCAAAATCAATCGAACAATCCATAACTGTGTCACCTGATTGATCTTCGCGAGAATTAAATCGCAACGAGAAATTCTCGTTAACCTTTACGGTTCTTGCCATGTTAATCTCCTAGTTTATTGTTTATTAGTTCTGCTACGAATCATAGCCAGAATGTCTGCTGCACGACTAGATGCTTCTGTTCCTGACGATGTAGCCTCAGATTTAGCCTGCACTTTTGGTGGATCAGCTTCAAAAGGGGGATCTTCTTCAGTGTCTTCTACCTTAGGAGCAGCCTTACTAGGTGTTAGGGATTTACTAGCTGAATTGTCAGAATATCCTCCCATGCCTGCTGGCTTGAAGTATTGACCCCAACGATCCATGTCAAATGCTTCGCCATCTACTGATGCTTCAAACATTTCTTTGATAATCTTTAGCTCAACTTCAGTGGGTTTCTTAGGTAAAAAATCACCAAGTTTAAATAGACCGTGCTGTTTGATCGCGGCCTGTTCCATTTCGTTTAGAGCACGTTCTCTACGAGACCAAGTTGAGGTAGAATAATCAGCATAACCACCTTTGGAGGTTTTTGCGATTTTGAAATCTAGCCCGCGTACAAAATCTGTGGGTAATTCTTCAATTTCACTGTCCATTAGAGCATTCTTAACAATGTTAAAAATCTGACTACCAATGATAAATCTACGAATAGGGTTATCTGGAGTCTTATCCTCTGCCAATTTTGTATCGATTACAAATCCTTGAAATAGATAAGATTTTTTCTTCCAATATTTACGACCCATTTCTTCTAGACTTTTATCCTTGAACCAAGGACGAACTTCTGTGAGAACTGGACATGTTTCATTCCACATTTCCATACAAGGAACTTGTACAGTTGTAGGTTTGCTGTTGGTTTCACCTTTTACACCGGCGAAGGGCAATTTGATCATTGCTCGTTCAATCCAGAAAAAAGTATTGTTTGGATCACCGTCGGGTAAGAAACGAACTGTAGTAGTTGTTCCTTCTTGAATATTCCAGTGTGGGAAAATTGCGTTATCGCCGCCTGCGCCTCCGCCTTGTTGTTGGGAAGCCTGTTGAAGTTTTGCGCGAATCTCAGCCAAAGTTGCCATAATGTTTCTCCTTAATGTTATGCCTTTGTTTTGCCACTTCTTATTAGCCCACTGACTAAAAAGAAAAAGTGCGTATCGTAATAATACGCACCTGTATTTAGTTTGTCAAGTTATTTTGATTTAGAAAATAGGTTATTTTGCCATACCTGCTAATTTACGGATCATATCCACTTCTTCATCATAGCGATCGTGCTTTTTACGTATGCGATCCATTTCTTCTTCGCTGGCGCCTGCTTTACCTGCTTTGGCTAATTCTTTCATACCTGGACCATATTTTTTCCAACCTTTGGCATGACGGCTCATTGCTTCTAA